CGCATCACCCACAGCGGACCATTCGAGACAACATATTGCAGCGTGGCGCCGGACGGCGCGAAGTCGAGATAGAAATTCGGGTTGAACGAGAAGATGCGCCCGGAGCCGCCGGCACCGAAGCCGAAGCCGCCCGCCGCTATGAGGTTTGACCAGAATGCGGGGGCGTTGACGTAACCCGTCACGAACAGATCGCCGCCGCCATCCAGCAACATCAGCTGGCCACTTGGTGCATACCATCCGCGCGCGCCGCTGCCGGCGTTCCATATCTCATACCAGCTGGGGGAATGGTTCTGGATCTGGTTGCCGCTGGCGTCGACGAAGAAGCTCCACGCATAGCCATTCGCCGCCGACATCAACAGGTCGTTGGTATAGACGGCGTTGGCGGCCGTAAAATTGGTTGCCCCCACGTTCCCGTTGACAGTTCCGCCGGTCATCGGCAGCGCCGGGTTCCACGTCCCATTCATCCTGCCATAGGTCGAACCGGTCAGCGGCGCCTCCGGCACCACCGGAGACCAGGCGGCGTTCATGCGCGCATACGGAATGCTGTTCGACGGCGCGTCGCCGAGCACCGGCGACCAGGCGCCGTTCATCCTGCCGTATGGCGTGTTGTTCGACGGCGCCTCGGGCAGCGTGGTGATCGCGACATAGTTCTTGAGCGCCAGCCCGGTGAAGTGCCCGGTGCCGACATTCTTGTCCGCTATGAACAGCGACACGTCGGTGACAGCGCCGAGGTCGGGCAGGTCGACAACGCGGATATCTGTGCCGGACATTACGAGGTCTCCAGATGCAGTCCTGTGTTTGCGCCGCTGGTATCCGAGGTGATGATCGGGTGCAGGTCATCAGTCGTCAGCCTTACGTGCGAGCCCTGGACTGGCGGCGGGATAATCGGCGGTGTGACCGGCGGAATGGCGCTCAGTGGCACGCCCTTGAAGAACGGCCGCAGGAAGTGCGCGATGCCCTGGCCAAGCACCGAGCTTTTGGCGCCGTTGTTCCACAGCAGCAGCACCGCCCAACCGCAACGCAGCGGGAAGTTGCTGAAGGTTCCCGTCGGGATCTCAAAATCCCACGAGCCGGCCGCGCTGCCTGGCACGCCGGTGATGGATTGCAGCATGTCGCGCGGCGCCCGCGACGCGAAAGACCACCCATAGTCCCAGCCGTCAGACCCGCACCATTGCGTGTCATCCCAGAGCACCAGCTGCATCGACGGCCCGTCGGCGTCGGTGGTGAGGATGAGCGCCTGGGACGACGGGTCGTCGCGCTCCACCACCGCGACGCTCAGCAGCAGGCTGTCGGCGACGGACAGCACGATGTCGCGCCGCGGCACATGCACCGGCGAGGTCCGTAGATACGGCAGGGTGATGGACTGTTGCATGAGAGATCAGGGGGCCGGATCGGTCGCGGCGCGCCGGCGGTTCTGCCAATGCGCCATGCAGCCGGCTTGAATGCCGTTCACCAGCTCGTTGACGATTTCATAAGGCGCCTTCGCCAGGCATTGCAGCACGGTGTTCCACTGCTGCGCGGTCAGCGTGACCGGGATCAGCTCGGTGGCGGGGATCGGGTCTGCGTCACGATCGAACGGCATGCGTGGCTCCTGTCAGTGCAAGGTTCTGGTCTCAAGCGCGACGACGCGCGCGGCGAGTTCCTTGATGGCGTTGACCATCGCGGCGGTTAGCGTGCCGTTGTCGAACGCCAACTGGTCAGTGATGGCGCGTTCAGCCGACACGGATTGCGGCATGACATGCACCGCTTCCGGCAGACACGCTTGCGCGTCCTGCGCGATGAACCCATAGCGCGTCATGCCGTCGTCCAGCAGGCCGCCTTCGCCGTTGAACTCGAAACTGACGGGCTGCAGCTTGACGACATCGGCCAAGCCGCGCGCGGTCCACGGTTGGACGTTCCGCTTGAGCCGCGCATCGGATGGCCCGGGATACGCTGCAGCGTAGCAGTTGCCGTTTTGCGTCGTGGTGCCGCTGACGTTTACCCACCATGGAGCGCCGCCCGTGGTGGTCCAAGAGAGGACGCCGCTGGTGCCATTCCAGTCCCAATACCAGCTGGGTGCGAACTGCAGGATGACACCACTGCCACCGGCACCGAACACGCTATTCCCGACGCGGGTAGTGAGATTGCCGCCGGCGGCGACATTGCCGGCCGCGTTGAAGGCGGCCGCAATCGAGAGATTGCCCGAGCCATCGAGCGTCATCGCGGTGGCGGTTGACGGCGAGCCCCATAGGCGCATGCCGTCGGAGATGCGCCAGGCATCGCTCCAGCCGCTTTGCCAGGCGTGATATTTATAGGTGGCGTCCGACGTGAGGCCGAAGCCGGCATCGTTCATCGCGAAGATGCCGCCCTTGGTTTGCAGCAGGCCGGCAGGGCTCAGCGTCATCGGGACTTGCAGGGTCGCCACCGCGCCGGCGGCACCGTTCGGCGCGTAGAACCAAGAGAACGAGCTTCCCGATGCTGTGGCTGGCGATATCAGCCACGCTTGTCCCGCGCCAAGATAGCGCCACGCCGGGGTCGCGCTGTCGTAATACAGGTTGCTGGCATGGTTCGGCGCCGTCAGGAGATTGGCAAACAGCGCGCCGAGGCCAGCCGCGGGGCCGGTCGGCAGCGCGACATTGATGCCGACGTTCCAGTTGGCGTCTCGCACGATGCCGAGCGCGCCGGTGAGGTCGGCGGTGGAGAGCGTCACCGCGCCGGTGCGGGTGTTGAACGACGACACGCCCGACGCCGCAATGCGCGCGTCCACATATTGTTTGGTTGCCGCTTGCAGGTTGGCTGTGGGATCGGCGGGCAGCACGATTGGCCCGGTCATCGTACCGCCCGCAAGCGGCAGCATCTTGTCCACGTACTGCTTCGTCGCAGCGTGCATGGCGGCAGTGGGATCAGCGGGCAGATTGATCGGCAAATACGTGTAGAGATTGTTGGTATCGCACGAGACAATATCCTTCCCGGCGGCCACGAGGCTGATCTGTCCCTGCGCCACGATATTGAGGCGACCGCTGGTTATGTTGATGCCGCCCCAGCCGGCATATAGCGAAATGTGCTTTGAGAAATCGGTCACGCTGGACGCGAGGACCGACCCGAAGTCGATGCCGTTGACGGGGAATAGCGTCCCCTGCGTCTGGATGCCAGCCGGCGCGCTGAGTAGCATCGACTGGCTGCCGCCGGTGGTTTGAATAACCAGCCGTGATGGTGCGGTCCATGTCAGGTTGACGGTGACGCCTGTCCCGGCGAAACCCGGAGCCGCGGTCAGTGCGATCGGGTTGGCGCCAGGCGTGCTGAAGCGTGTGGTCGCGGCATCCATGCGGATCGTGGTGACCGCGCCGCCGGTGACCGCTGTGGCTGTGTAAGTGTTGTTGTAGGCGTCATAGAAACGGTCGTTGACATTGCAGCCCGACCCGCCAGCCACCGGCGTGGCCGAGGTGAGCGCCGGAGCAAAGGCGCTCGCGGCGAGTTCAAGGATCTGATCGCTGCCAGACTTGCGGAAGCCGATATGCTGGATCGTGCTGTTGGCGGACGGCAGCCCGTTCATCACGTATTGGTCGCCGTAATTCACGATGATGCCGTTGCGCGTGTCGAATACGATGCCATACATCCACTGCGGGATGCGCATGGTGCCGATATTCGGGCCGATGCCGATGCCGTTCCAGCTGTTGAGGCTGTAATTGCACACCGCCATCGACGCGCCATCCTGGCCACTGTTGGCGCGGATCTGGTGCGATGAATTGCCCAGCCAGATCCCAGGTCCGGTATTGGTGCCGGTCGCAATGCCGGGGACAAAGATCGGGTTGTCAAATTCCAATATGCTGCCCGGCGAACTGCCGAGAAACGAGATATTGCCACTCCTGGCGCCATCGTTCGGCGTGATCGTCAGCGTGTTGCCGGTGTAGCCCAGCACCAGCCGGCCTTGGGCATTGATCGTGGCGACATCGTTGCCGTTGCTGACAACGACAGCAGAAATGCCGGTCACGAGGTTCAGCCGGCCGTTGGTGACGTTGAGGCCGTAGGTTGTGCCGTAGAGCGCCAGATGGCGTGACAGATTGGTGGTGCTGGCCGCGAGCACGCTGCCGAACCCCAGGCCGCCGCTCAGCGTGCCGCCAGTCAGTGGCAGGTAGTTCCCAATCGGAACGCCGGCGACTGCGGCGTTCATTTGCTGCAACGTCACCGCCTGCAGCGCCTGGCTCGCATTGCCGGACAGCACCAGCGGCCCGGTCATGGTGTCGCCGGCTCGCTTGACCGCCGCGCTGGCAATGGTGCGGACAGCATCGACGTATTGCTTGGTCGCTGCACCGAGCGCAGCAGTCGGGTCGGCAGCGAGGGTTAACCCCGCAGCGGTGACCTCGACGATCTGTGCGGCACCCATCCAAATAGAAAACGGCGCCCCAGCATCGTTTAGGATTTGAAGACCGCCGCCAGCGTTCGTTTCAAGATAGGCAATATCTGCATAGCTCGCGAAACCCGACCCGGTGATGCCGTATACGGCGTAATGCGTCAGGTCGTTCGTGGCAGAGAACTGCACGCTGGCCCCGTCAGCCGCGCTGGTGTCTGTGATGTTTACCCCGAGATAATCGGCCACATCGGCCGTGATATCTAAGTTGGCCTCCAGCGTCACAGCGCCGGTGGCGCGTGAAATGTAGAGCGGGAAACCGAGGCGACTACCGCCATCGCTGTATCTGGCGAGGCGAAAATCCGAGCCAGCGTTGCTGCCGGTTTCCGCGGTGGCGTCGATTAAATCGATCTCCCAGCGTGGCCTGGCATTGACGTTGACATAGATATACGCGGCATTGCCTGGCTGACACTCAAACCCCAATCCCGGCCAGTTGGTATCGCTGTGGATGTAGAGCGTCGGGTCGCTCTCGCTCTGAATATGCAGCGGCCCGGTCAGTGTGCCGCCGGTGATCGGCAGCGCGCCCGCCCAGGTCGCATTGAGCCGCCCGTATGTCGTGCCGTCGGAGGGCGCGTCGTTCGGCACGCCGGTCGGGCCCTGCGGCCCAGTCGCGCCGGTCGCTCCCTGTGGTCCGGTCGGCCCTGGAGGGCCGCGCCACGCCTCCCCGGTCGGGTCCGGCGGCACACCAGGCGGCTGCGGGTAGCCGCCGAAGTCGAGATCGTCGTCAGCCGTGTGGCCACTCGCCGGCGCCGTCGGTGGCGGGGGCGGGTCCGGTGCCGCGGGCGGTATGCCGCCGCCGAAGTTCAGCCCGTCATCCATCAGAACAGCACCGCGCGCACAGGTTCGCCGGTGCTCGGCAGGGCGATGATCTGCGCCAGCGCCCGGCTTGCCAGCGCATCGTCGTTGGGATCGGCCTGCTTATCGAACAGCGGCGCCAGGCGGTTCGCGGCCAGCATCTCGTATGGCTGCTCGGCCGCCGGGTGAATATCGAACACCGACCACCGCGCCAACCCACGCGCCACCAGCGAATTATGCACCGCCATCACCGCGTCGGCGGCGACGTCCGGCGCGCCCAGGATCATCGCCATGCGCCTGACCCGCGTCTCCAAGATCGGCTGCATCTGCGGGTCCATCTTCACGGCGAACGAGGACGCCAGCGCCAACGCCGTGAGTTGCGTGTATTCCTCGGCCACCGCTGTCGGGACACCGAGGTTGTCCCAGCTCACCAGCGCCTGCGAGACCAGCGACGCCTGCACCTGCGACACCTTGCTGACTGCCAACGCCTGCGCGCGGATCACGCGCGACACGCCGGCGATGCGGCCCTCGAGCATCGACACAGTCGCTGGGTCAGCCGCCTTGCCGAACGACGACGCCATATGAGCCGCGGCCAGGCCGGCATACTCCTCGGCCACGGCGCTGGTGATTGCGCCGCTGGTCCAGTCCGCGATGCCTTGTGCGACGAGGTTGGTATGCACCGCATTCACCGCGTTCTGCGCCAGCGCCGTATCGGTCGCATTCGGGGTTTCGTCCGAGGCAATGACGCCCAGCTTGATCAGCGCATTGGTGGCGATAGTAGCGGTTGTAACGATCGACGCCTGCGACGGCGGCACAACGCCGGTCGCGATCACGCCAAGCTCGATCAGCGCATTGGTGGCGATGGTCGCCGGTGACACCCGTGCATTGAGCAGCGGGCGGTCGGCCTCCGGCGCGATGGCCACGCCGAGGCGCCGAAGCGCCCGTTCCGCGAGCGTGGCCACCGAGACGGTCATGTCACAAGCTCCCGATCAGTGTGATCCGCCTCTGGTCGACGGGGGCGGCTCGGGCGGCGCGACGGGCACGTCGGCCGCCTCGGTGATCAGGCCGGCGGCAAGGCTGGAGATGCGCGAGGCCGCGCCGGAGCCCGGCGTTGCGTGCGCCGCGTCAACCTTGGCCTGGGCTTCGGCTGCCGCCTGCCGCGCCTTGCGCTGCTCCATCGACGGCGGCGGCCCGCTCGGGCTGAGCGGGTCGAGACCGAGCGCGAGGTAGTGCGCATCGCGGGCGGCGCTGTTCTCCTCGATCGTCGCAGCGGCGCCGCCGCGGGCGCCCAGCGAGCCGTCGCCGTTGTAGTCGAGGATGACCTGGGCGCCGATCGACGAGGCCGCCTGCGCCTCCTTCGCCGCGGCCACCGCCTTCGGGTCTGGCTTCGGTGCCGCTGGCGCCCTGGTCTCGGCCGCCTTGGCGTCGCCCTGGTGCGTGTTTGGATGATCTTGGTTTGCCATGGGTGTCTCCTTCGGGAGATGCGCGCGTCGCGGTTATGCGTCGGCGACGGCGGTGGTGAAGATGGTCATGATGCCGTTGTCGACCGGCTTGGTGGTGTCGACAGTGGGATCGACACCGAACCGCAGCTTGCCGATGCCGCGGATCTCCTGAATGCCAACGCCATGCATGAACCCGTAGTCGCGCGTGTTGGTGGTCGATTTCATCCGCTGTGCCCAGGCGCAGCCGAGCGCCTGCGCGCCGCACATGAACGATGCAGCGACGTCGACGCCACCGGCGCCAGCACCGGTGATCACACCCAGCTCGGGGATTTCGCGGATGATCAGACCGTCGAACAGGATGTCACCGCCGGTGAACAGCGGATTGTCGCTGCCACGGTTCCACGCATACTGCAGAGCGTTGGTGATGACCGGATCGAGCAGCAGATCGCGGAACACCAGGCTCGGCATGAACACGACGAACCACTCCTCGTCGTCGTTCACCGTGATCGGCCGAATGCGCGGGTTGGCCAGTTTCGCCATGCGCTTGGCCAGGGTGAGGATCGCGGCGCTCATGCGGTCGCCTGGCGTCGCCAGGGTGAGCAGCGCGGTGGCCATGACACCGGAGACGGCGTTGGCTTTCTGGTGACCGAACAGCACGCGGTCGGCGTTGTTCACCATCCACGTGTTGCGCTGCGCTGCGGTGGCCGCGCCGTAGCTCACCTGCACGTTGCCGTCGGCGGTCATCGCACCGAGCGAGGAGATGATGTCATTCCTCATCTTCTCGAGTTCCCACGTCATCAGCGCCTCGCGCGCTGCATCACGCAGCTCGACGATGGATTTCTGCTCGTCCCAGTCGCTGACCGCGACGGCGTGCCGGAACGCCGACACCACCAAGTTCAGCGAGCGGAGGTTGAGGATTTCCTCGTTGCCCTCGAGGATGGTGTTGCCGGTGACGCCGGCACCCACCAGGCGGCGCATGGCGGGGAACACCACGGTGTCGCCGGGCTTGCGGGTGAGGTCTTCCCGCACTTGGATGAGCGACCCGGTGCTGGTGCCCATGTACTTGGCGAACTGGTTCTTGCGAACATATTAGCTGAAGAAGTCGCTGTCCCAGATTAGCGGCGTCAAGCCTGGTCTGGCGGGCGTTACATTCATGTCGGCCATAGCCGATTGCTCCTGCGCTCGAGGTTGGGTTGTTGCGGATTTGAATTGTCGGCAACGCCCGTAACCTCGGCGGCAGGAGACGCCCGATGAGCAGCCCGGCGGCGGCTTGCACTGATGACGCGCAGTGCGACGCGAGACGCCCGATTAACCCCGGCGGCGGGTCAGGCACGGCACGAATTAGGACCGGCTAGCCGCGATTGCGCCGGTCTGGTCTACGCAAGATGTCTTCCATGCTGGGCGGCCCGGTGAACGTGGTTGTGGTCCTCCCTGCCACACTCCGCGCGTTGGCAAGCGACGGTGGCAGACCGGCAGCGGGCGATGTGCGCCCGTTGCCGTTGCCCTGCGCAGGCTGGCCCTGCGTCTCCGCCTCCCATTTGGCACGCTCCTCGGCGATCACGCGGGCGCGGAACGCCACCGGGTCGTCGCCGATCTCGGCGCGCTGGCGCATGCGGTCGACCTCTTTGATCAGCCACTGATACGGGCCAGGCTGTGAATACAGCTTGCCCCACAGCGTCGGCTCGCGCTCGGCCGCTGCCTTGAACTCGGTGACGTACTTGTCGAGGTCGTCGCCGATCTTATCCCGCGCGTAGATCTCAGAGACGTTCAGCCGCTCATTGAGCAGCGCGCGTTGCTGGTTCTGCGCGAAGGTGGTCGCCCAGCCGTTCGGGTCCGCCTGGAAGTCGGGCGGCGCGGCGAACATCGGCTGGGGCACGGGTGGCGGCGCCGGTGGCGGTCGCTTGGCCTCCTCGAGCTGGCGCGCGAGCAGCTCGGCGCGGGCTTCGTGCGCGGCCGCCTTGCTCTTCCAGTCGTTGCGCACGCGCTCGAGCGCGGAGAACGGCACGGTGCGGTTGTCGCCGCCCTGGACGTGCCCGGCCAGCGCCTCGTCCTCGTCCGGCTCGGGCTTCTTCGGCGCCGCCTCGGGCTTGGCCGGGGTGCTGGGCGGCGTGCCGGGCTTGGGCGATGGTTCTGGTGCGGGCGCTGGATCGGCCGGCTGTGCGGGCTGCGCAGGCGGCGTGTCTCCTGGCTGGCCTCCTGTCGCCAGGAAGCCGTCGAGCTGCTGATTGTCTGCCATGGTGTCCTCGGGAATGACGCCGGCGGCGGATGAGATGCGCCGCGGCGGAATTAGCGGGGGGCCCCGGCGTTCGACGCGCCGGGGCCGCCCCTGTCCACGCCCCTTTGTTTGGCGAAAGGAGACGCAGATGCCTGCTTGATCAGGCCGTGAAACGCGGGGCCGGCCTGATCATGCCGCCTGGTGGCGGAAGCGAAGCCTGCGGTTAGCCCAGCTCGCGCGGCAGCCAGGCCTCGTGCTCGGCTGTCCACTCGTCGTCGCTGGGCAGCTCGGGCCCCCAGGTGTTGCGGATGTAGTTCTCGCGCGTCAGCGGCAGGCCGCGCTCGTCGAGATCCTTAATAATTGGGTCTTTGCCAAGGCGTGCCCGCAGCTCCGCCTCCTCTGGCCCAGTCAGGGGCGGCAATGCTCCGCTCAAGTAGCTCCGCTCTGACGTCGTCTGCGGTCCTGTCGCCATTACCGAATGCCTTCCACATATCCGAGGTGCTCTTCACCAGATCCGGGTTGCGCCGGTCTTTGTCGGAATATAGCCCCTTTACGCCCTCCCAGGTAGCAGATTGTAGCTGACGCGGAAGGATATTTAGGTCCGCCGCCACGCGCCGGTAGGCCTCGGCATAGAGCGGGTAGAGCCCGGACACGCCGGTCGCCACGCCCGCGTCCCCGGTCGTCGGATACCCGGCCTTACGCGCCGCGGCGTCGGGATTGCCACCCAGGCCATAGGCGACCTCGGGCTTGCTCGAGCCCCACGGCATGAGGTTGGCGCCGGCAATCGCGTGGGTGTCGATGGTCACGTCCGACCCGGCATTGGGGCTGATCAGGTTGTTATAGAAATTCCGCACCTTGTGCATGGAGCCGAGCGTCTGGCTGATGTTGTTGACGCTGCCGTCACGGTAGATCGACGCGGCGTTGCCGATGAAGGGCAGCGTATTCCAGCGCAGTGCCTGCGGGTCGCCCGGGCTGCCGTCGGGCTTGTCCATGGCGCGCACCACATCGCCATAGGTGCCGTCGGGATTGACCGTGCGATAGGTGTTGTGGTCGGCGTGCGCCTCGTCGAACAGCCGCACGAAGAAGCCCGCATCCTTGCCGTCGAGCACATAGCTGCCGTCGGGGTTGCGGCTGTTGAGCGTCGGCATCGAGCCATCGGGCAGCGGTGTGGTGGCGGCGTTCATGTGCTTGTCCCAGCTCGACGCCTTGTCGCCGCCCTTGTAGTCGCTGCTGTCCGGGTTGCCCCAGTCGGTGTCCCACACGTTCTGCATCTCGGGCGTGATCGGCGTGTCGCCGTTGTGGTGCAGGATGTCTGCGGTGCGGTTGCCCATCTCGACGTTCTCGGGCCACGCCTTCTGCGGCGACAGCGCGGCATAAATGCCGGCGCCCTGGCGCGGCTCGAGCCCGTAGCGCGTTGCCAGGTCGTGCGACAGCAGGTTGGCGCCGTCATACCACTGCTCCGCTTGACCGCGCCAACCGTCCGGCACGGCGTCATAGAGCGCGCGGATGTTGCCGGTGAGGTGCGCCATAAATGCGTTGTGGATGTCCTCGTTGCTGGTGAGGCCCGGGTTGTCTTTGAAGCCCTGGAAGCCTGGGTATTGCGCGATCGTTTCCGACGATTTGTCCTGAAACGGTATCTTCGCCTGCTTGCCGCCGGTCGAGGCGTTGAACGCATCGGCGCCGACCAGATAGTCGGGGCTGTCGTGCAGGTCTGGCGCGGCAACCGGGCCTGGCGTGCGGGTGGAGATGCGATCGGCGAAGCCTGGCGCATTCGGGTTCAGGCGCAGCTCGAGGCCGGGACCATGCACACTGGGCGAGACGGTGCCGGCGAGCAGCGCGTTGCCGGTCTGCCGCGCCGCGTCCACCACGCCTGCGCCGGTCGGGTGGCCGCCCTCCCAGACCTGGCCGCCGGTCCATAGCCCCTGGTCCTGCGCCTCCTGCTGCTGGCGTGCGAGGTAGTCCGTCAGCAGCTTGGTGTTCGCCGACCAGGCATCGGCCAGCGACACCTGCCCCGGGTTCGGCCCAGCAGGCTCCGGCTTGAGGTAGTCGCCGAGCGCCTTGGTATTCGCGCTCCACGCATCGGCCAGCGAGACCTGCCCAGGATCTGGCTCCGGCGCCTGAATGCGCAGTGGGTCGAAGAGCTGGTTGGTGCCGGACATGCGTCACGGCCCCGCAGGCGGCGCCGGCTGCGGGATCGGCGTGCGCGCCAGCCTATCGGTGGTCACCATCTGGTTCGCCGCCTGGTGCAGCGTGTTGAGCGTGCCGGCCGCGGTCGCCACGTTCTGGTGCGGCACTTGCCCGGCCTTCCCCGCAGTCAACGCCGCGTCGGCGCGCGTCTTGGCGATGGTGGCGTGCTTCTGCAGCAGGTCGGCCATCTGGTGGGCGAGCGCCATGTCGGGCGTCATCTGGTCGACCGTCGGCGGCTGCGGTCCTGGTCCCGCCGCAGTGTCCGGCGGCGTGTTGAGGTCCATGTTCATCTCGTGCGCGCCCTGGACAATGTTGTGCTGCCGCTCGGCCGCCAGCGCGTTGTTCGCGTTCGCCTTGGACTGCGTCTCGGTGTTCTTCACCTGCTGAGTCTGCTGCGCGACCTGCCCAGCCTGCTGCTGCGCCTGCTGCTGCTGGGCCATGTGCGCCTTCATCCGCGCCAGCAGGTCGTCCTTGTTGCGCAGGCTCGACGCGGCGATCAGCACATCGCCCGGGATCAGCCCAGGCTGCATGCCGGCGAGCTGCACCAGCGTCTGGAAGTTCTCCGCCGCCAAGGTCGGCACGTCCTGGCCCTCGGCGACGGTGATGTCGACGTCGAGGTCGGTGATGTCGTTCTCGACGCGGATCACCTGCTCGAGGCGCGGATCGCCCGGCTGCAGCGGCGGCTGCATGCGCTGCATGACCATCGCGCGCTGCTCGGTGGGCATCTGCGCCAGCTCGTCCATCAGCGTGACCTGACGGTTGATGCCGACCCATCGCGTGTCCTGCAGCGCGTCGGTAACGCGCACCCATTTGCCGGCGGTCCAGTATTCCCGCGCCGCCATCCAGCACATCTCGTAAACCCGGCGCGCCCACATCCGCAGTCCGTCAGCCAGCGGCTCGTTCTGCGTCGCGCCGCCGGCCTGCTGCGCCAGGATCGCGCGCCCGCTCAGCTCGCGTGGGTCGGTGCCCGACATCGCCGCGTTCGGGCCGCTGAGCTGCATCTCCTGCGTGGCGTGGGCGAGCAGCGCCATTTGACCGCTCGCATTGTTGGCGCCGTCTTGGATTTCAAATTTAAGCCCCGGCATGATCTCGACATAGCCGTCCGGCTTGGCCACCTCGCGCCGCGCCTTGTCGACGTCGGCCACCGCGCCCTTCTCGGCGATCACCTGATGCACCGACATCTGATGCAGCGCCTTGGAATAGGCCTTGTTGATCATGTCCTGCGGCGAGATCAGATCGCGGATCATGCCGTAGCGCGTGTTGTCGAGGTCGGTGTAGCTGCTCTGCAGGATCAACGGGCACGCGCTCTTGCCGTGCCGGTCCTTGAACATCGAGCGCTTCGGCTCTGCCAGATACCCGGCGCGGGTGTAGGTCGCACTCCACCACGTGCCACGCTCCGACCAGTGGCACTGCACCACGCGCACCCGCGTGCGCTGGGTGTCGGTCCAGACCATGTAGGCCGGGCGGTCGGCATACTGCGTCGCGTCCATGCCGCTGAACGCGAAGCTGTCCTCGACCACGTCGCCTGCGTCGGGATAGGTGTCGTAGAGCTGGTCGCGATCCATCCAGATCACGATCCCCTTGTAGCGCGCATCGAGGAAGTCGTCGGCGCGCGAATGCGGGTCATACCAGATGCGATCCCACGGCACTTGCGTCAACGTGACATTGCAGCCGCCCTTGCCGTCGTCCTCCAGCCCGACCTCGACGCCACCGAAGCCCTCGACCAGCATCTCGTTGAACACCGCGGAGCGCAGCGGCTGGAAGTCGTTGTCGTCGGCGATGTAGCGCAGGCACTGCGTCGCGGCATCGGCCCGCTCGTCCTCGGCCGGCGTGCGCGGGAACGCCTTGGGGTCGGTGCGCGCCTTGCGCTCGAGGCCGCACAGCAGGTCCACCTTCCTGCGACAGTAGTTGAAGGTGATGGGCGGCTGGCCACGCGAATTGAGCACGTCGATCTCGGTCGACGTCCACTGCTCGCAGTTGACATAGGCCCGATACATTTCGGACGCGGTGCGGGCGTCCTGGCTGGACCGCTCCGCCTCTTCGAACCACCGGATGAGCCGTGCATGCTGCTCGTTGAGGCCGCGCGGAAAATCGGTGGCGTTGCCGTTGTATTGCGCAACGGCAGTGGGCCAGTCATTGGTGCGATCGGGTGCGTTGAGGGTGACGGACATGACGACGATGCGGTTCTCGCCACGGATGTGCGCGTTTTGCGGCTACACCTTCGATGCGGCCAGCGGTCTCGACCACGAGCACCCAGCGAAGGACACGGATGTCAGCATTTGTCTGAACTGCGGCCTGATCCACCTGCTGGACGGCGGGCGATTTCGGCCCGCGACCAAGGAGGAGATCGCTGCGTTCCCGGCTTACGTGCGGCGCGAGATTGCCCGAGCTGAGCGCGCCAGACGCCTCGCGCGACTGCCTGACCTGACGCAGCGCGGTGGCCGCGCCTGATGCTGAACTAGCGGTTGCGTCCGGCGCGTGACGTCTTGCGCGCCTCAGACAGGGCAATCGCCACAGCCTGCTTCTGGTTCTTCACCACGGGGCCGCGCGGGCTGCCGCTGTTCAGCTCGCCCTTGCCCCATTCGTGCATGACGGATGAGACCTTGGCCTTGCCCTTCGGCCCGAGGCCGGCGGTGCTCTTCGCCATCACACGTCACTGCCCGCGCCTGGGCGCGTCTTGAACGCGGGCTCACGCCGCACCGGCGTCTTGTTCACCGAGGCGCCGGGCGATGTCTTGAACGCCGACGAGTTGCCGGGCCCTGCCGCTCTGCTGGGCTTCGACGGCGGTGCTGCGCCTGGCATGCGCTTGCCGGGGATCGCTGCTTCTCGTGCCATGTCAGGCCTCCTTGTGCGGTGGTGGGTCGACGATCGGTAG